GCCCTTACTGGGGTAGGTCAATGGTCAGGCCGCCTTCAGCGCGGCCATCAGGTCCGGAGGTGCGCGGCGCTGGGTGCACCGCGCCGGGGAATGGCGGGTTGGCATAGGTGCCGGTGGCGTCGAAGACGTTCACGCCATCGATCACCACATCCAGCCCCTGCAGGCCGGCGTAGTTGCCGGGGTTGATCTCCACAGGGTCGAAGTGTTCGAAGGTCTCACACTCAAACGTCATCAGCATGCCGGCCAGGTGCTTCTCGCCTTGCGACGAGAACGTGGGTACAGCCGTCACAGAGCTGATCTGCTGCTGCAGCTTGATCAGCGCCACGTTGCCCAGCACCGCGTCTTCGATCTGTGCCACCAAGGTCTCCAGCGCGTCCTGCGAGGCGCCCTCAGTCAGGGCCTCAACCACCACCTGCAATTCGATGGCGGTTGTGCTGGTGTACTCGGGCTGAGACCGCCCTTGCGAGGCCTTGGTTTCTGCGCCTGTGCGAACCTTGATGATGGGCAGCTTGGCGCCGGGCACGTCCCAGTCGCCAGGGCTAACTACGTTACCGCCAGCCAGGCCCTGCAGCGCAGCCATGAAGGCTAGCCGCAGCTGGCGCCGAACGAGCACTGACATCACGACACCTTGTTGAGATCCAGGCGCGCCCAGCCGTGGCTGTCGTCGCGCCCTTCTTTGACCACATACGTGTGGCCGGTTCGGGTGATGGTCAAGCGGTCGCCCTGGGCCGCTTCGGGGTCAAAGCCAGCCGGGAACTCGCTCAGCCTGATGCCCACCAGCGGTGTCGACGTCACCACCACCATGCCCCCAGCCTCGATGCCCATGTAGGCGTCATCAAACACCACGGTGACCGGCAAAGATCCACCGCTGGCGGGGTTGTAGGTGGCAGGCTCACCGAATACCTGCATGCAGGGCTTGAGCACAAGCGAGTCCCAGTCGATCATCAGACCACCGTCACGTTCGGGCCAGCGCCAGACTTGACCTGCACTTGCCCGTTCTGGACAACATCAGGGGCCTCGGTGCCTTCCACATGGAAGAAGCCCAGCTCAGCCAGGCGCTTGTGGTCGGCCACAGTCAGCTGCACTGTGCCACCAGGGCCAATGGGGCCTTTGGCGGTGTGCACCGTGCCGCGCACCACCATGGCCTTGATGGTGGGCACCCGCGTTGCCTTGTCAGCCTTGTCCACAACAGCGGGCAAGGTCGAGGTGGCAGCAGGCGCACCGGCAACGTCAGAGCCGGAGGCATCGCCACCGGCGCCGACCAGGTCCGCTTGCGCGGCATCACTGGTGTCCGTCATATCAGTTCACCACCGCGGCAGTCACGGTAGCAGCCAGGCAGGCGTTCACGCGCGAGGGGATCACGATGGGGGCCGACTGCATCATCAGGAACAACTGGGCAGGGTCGTCCTGGGCCCACATCTTGGGGGCATAGGGCAAAGCGCCGTAGTTGAACTTGGGGTCCAGGATCGAGCCAAAGGCCTGCGTGCCTTGCAGATCAGAGCCGGCCATCACCAGGGTGCCGTCAGGGATCATGGGCTTTTCCTGGCCGGTGGCGTCGTCCACATACCAGTCGTTGTAGACCCACAAGCGGTACTGGCCCCACATACCCTTGAAGATGGCGCCGCGCTGGATCTCAGAGCCGATGTTGATGGTGTTGCCCTGACCATTGCCGGGGTACCAGATGGCCTGACGCACTTTGTCATCGCTCAAGAACTTGTTCCAGGGCGTGACGGTGAAGACGATGTCCGTGCACACACCGCCCGACTTCTTGAGGATCAGGTTTTGCCATTCCTCGATGTTGTCGGTGGGGTTCTTGGTGTTGGCGGCGTTGTCCCACATGGCCGTGCCGGTCAGGGCCACAGTCAGGGCGGCATCGCGGCCAAAGTCCACCAGCGTGGTCGGGAAGCCGTCACCCGTGATGGTCACAGTACCGGTCAGCAGCGCCTGGGCGGCCATCCATTCCAGGCGGCGGTTCAGCACGTCGATCTGGTCCTCCATCTCGAACTGCACGTTGGCGGCCATGCGCTCGGCGCCGGTCAGCTCACCACCACCAATGCGCTCGCCGATCATGCGGCGGATCGGCTTGCGCAGGTCAGGCGCACGCTTGTCCTTGATGTAGGCGGGCTTGAAGGTGTTGGTCTGAAAGCGGCGCGACTCGACCAGCTTGCCCTCGACCAAGGGCGAGACAAACGGGGCCATACGGCGCTTACCGATGTCCACGTCGATCGACACGTACTCAGTGTCAGATGCAACGATGTTGGGAAAGAAGTTGTTGAGCAGGAAGGTCTGCGAGACCTTCATGTTCTGCACGACCTGAACCAGTGCATTGGTGTCATAGACAGCCAGATTTTGCAAGGGCATGTGAAGCTCCAAACAGAAAGGCCACCCCATGGGTGGCCAGCACAAACGAAAAACCCGGCATCAAGCCGGGCTGCAAAGGGGTTGACCTGCGATCAGGTCGGGTCGGCGTTGGACAACGCTGCGCTCACAACCTTCAAGAAGATCGAGGCATCACGCAGCACGTTGGTCAGCGAGGTGATCGTGAACGAGGCGTCATAGGTCATGGCGCCAACGTTGAACTCACCGCTGAAGTACCCGCCTGCAGCCTGGTCGGCAGAGGTGGCATCCACGGCATCCACCAGGATGCACACCGGCGTCTGGCTGCCATCCACGGCGGTGGACACCGCCTTGATGTACTTGCCCGAGGCGGTCACTTGACCCAGCACCTGGCCGCGGGGCAGCACGCCCTGGCCGCTGGCAATGGTGATTGGTTGCGTCACGTTCGGGAACTGGCCAGCGATCAACTGGTCAGGCTTGTAGATCTCGGCAGCAATGCCAGGGGTTGCGGGGTTGTTCCCCACGTTGGTCGTCGTCAGAGGCATGTCGCTCTCCAGGGTTACGGTGGTTGTGGGGAATTACTTCTGGCCGCGAGCCTTGGCCGCAGCAGCCATGATGGTCTGCGCCTGGGCCGTCGCACCGTGGGCAGCAGGCTCGCCACCGTCAGCGCGCACCGGCGTCTGCTTGACCACCGCCATGCGGTCGGCAAGGGATGTGCCTTGCTTGCGATCGGCAGCAGTGGCGTCCAGCGTGGCAATGGCCACCGTGGCGCTCATGTTGGTGTCGAAGGCGTAGGCGCAGGCCTGGCGCACGGCACCAGCCTTGATGCCATGCGCCACGATCTTGGCGCAACGAGCGCGGTCACGCTGCACGGCGGCCGAGGGCTTTTCCTCGTCGTCGTCGCTTTCTTCGTCTTCGTCGTCGCTTTCAGCCTTGGCCTTCTTGGCGTCCTTCTTATCGGTGTCGTCTTCGGACTTGTCGTCCTTGTCGTCACCGGCATCGTCGCCTTCAGCTTTGGCATCAGCGCCGTCTTCATCATCTCCTTCGGCCTTGGCCTTCTTGGCATCCTTCTTGTCCTTGTCCTCATCGTCAGATTCGGATTCGGCACGAGCCGCACCAATGCCCAGCAGATGCGCAAAGGGCAAGGTGCCGGCCAGCTTGGCGAGCTTCGTCATGGTCAACCTTTCGGGTAGTAGGTTCGGAGTCACAGTGACTCCACAAATGCCAAAAAAGCATCATCGGGGGCCAGGACCTCATCGGCCAGCCCCACGTCAACGCCCTCTTGCCCCAGGTAGCAACGTGCCTGGGTGTCTCTCACGGCATCGAATGAGAGAGATCGGTTGCGGGACACCGTCTTGGCAAACAGCACGCCCATGGTGTTGATGTCCTTTTGCACGGCAGCCTGCACAGCCTTGGGTAAGCGCTCGTAAGGGTTGCCGTCTGCCTTGTGGTCGCCATACGTGATGATCGTGACCTTGAGCCCCGACTTCTCGATCGCATCCGACCAGTCCGCGTGCATCACCACCACGCCCACCGAGCCGGTGCCGCCGGTGCGCGGCTTGATCACCCGCGTGGCCGCTGACGCGATGGCATAGCCCGCGCTGTAGGACATCTCGTCCACCACGGCCCACACCGGCTTGATCTGGCGAGCCTTGTAGATCGTGTCGACAAGGTCAAAGCAGCCGGCCACTTCGCCGCCTGGGCTGTCGATGTCCAGCATGATCCCCTTGACTTCGGGGTCGGCCAGGGCGGTCAGCAGGTTTTGCCGAATGCCGTCATAACCGGTCATGCCCGAGTAGGGCCGC